TCGGGAATACCAAGAGGAAATAAGAGGGCAACATGCCAAACGACCCAATCATTATCGGCATCGCCGTTATTGCAATAGCTGTTCTAGGCTACACAGCAATCAACGGAATGTTGAGCAATAGCAAGAGTAGTAAAGACAAGACCAACAAAGGCGCGTAGCCTTTGACTCTCTCCGCTTACGAGCGGGGGTTCAGGTTCGGTCAGCAGTTTAGGAACACCGTACTCCTGTGCATCTTGGCATGGAGTATTGGAGCAGGGGCTACCTTCTGGTGGCACCCAGAGGTGTTCGCTTTCCTGCTTGCCCCCGCAGAAGAGATGCTGTCGCCTTTTGATGGGCGACCTGTTTTCACAGCACCCCAAGACATGTTCGGGTCTACCCTGAGCCTGTCCATGAAGGGTGGTCAGTTCGTGGCGTTCCCTGTGCTTATCGTGGGTACGCTAACAATGCTCAAGCCCTTTGTCCCACAACGCTTCTGGCTGTTCGTAACAACATACTCAGCGATATCCATTGGGATGTTCGCACTGGGCGCATCATTCGTGTTCTATGTGATGATGCCTGTGAGCCTTAACTTCCTGCTCACGTTTGGTGCGGATATTGCCCAAGCTGTAATACTTCTTACTTCTTACATGGCTTTGTTATTGAGCCTGTTGTTCTGGATAGGGATAGTCTTTGAGTTGCCTGTAGTTATGCAGTTACTGGCTAAGTTCAGACTTGTTCCTTACTCAAAAGCCAAGAACTTACGCAAGTGGATTGTTCCGACAGCGTTCATCTTCGCTGCCCTTATTACTCCGTCACTGGACGGGACGCTCACATTTTTGGTTGCCCTGCCCATGCTCCTGTTGTACGAGATAGGACTGATAGCAGGGTGGCTCACTCACCCAGACGGTGACAACTACTTTGCTGACCTGCCTATGGTGCAAAAGGGGCGACTGCTTCTAGCGTGGGTTGTGCGTAGACCTCTTGCTTTTATTCGCAGAGTAGAACGAACTCTTGTAAAGTACGGGCTGGGTTGGTGGTGGTAAGTTATTTGTTGGTCGTTCTGTTATCTCTGGTTTCAGGGCGACCGCCCTCTTGCGCCCCTCGTCGGCTTAGTCTGGCGGGGGGCGTTTGGACTAGAGAGCAGTTAGAACCATGTCATCCCGTAGTAGCAGCCTAACGAAACCCAACTGAACTTAACCACCTTGCCGATGAAGACCAGCAGTAGGAACTTGCGGACAGGATAGAGTATGCTGCCAGCAGCTACGCCCATGATGTCGAACAGTGGGTTAGGAATGATGCTGCCAAAGAATAATGTAAGAGCAGCGTATTTTAAGAATAAGTTCTTGAATCGCAGGTAGAAGCGGTTGTGTTCAAAGAAGGACTTACCACCCATGCCAGCAAGATAGCCTGTCAACTCTCCGACAGCCTCTGCTGATGCTGCTACAACTGCGAGCAGGAAAGGGTTCAAGTCAACAGCCGCGGCTACGCAGACTGCTGCTAGGGAACTGACTGGTAGGAATATCAGTGCTGCGCCTATGAAGGCGAGGAACCAGATGCTGGTATAGCCAGCAGTTTCGATATTGAATGTGCCAGTAGCCCATAGCACTAGCCCTGTCGCAATGAAGGCTGCGCTTATAGCCAGCGGGCTAACGCGTGTTAGGAATTTCTGGTGTTGGTGTAACCAATGTTGTCGGTAGTTAGAATCATCCATCTTTAGTAAGATAATTCTAAACCGTACGCGTGGAAACTGTCCCCTATTGGACGTTCCAAATTCAAACTCCAGTCGAGTTTGGAACAAGAAGCCCCCGGCTCGTAAGAACCGGGGGCTTTGAATGTTCAGCGATAGGAGAGTGGGGTCTCACCACCCTTACACCTAGTCCATGCGAAGAGGGGGCATATGAAGACTCCCTAATCCTTAACTACTTAAAGCTGTTGTGTTTGAGACAGAAGGAGTCAGCGTAGTCAACTGTCTTATCCCAAGAAGGTACTGCCTCACCGTAACCCATAGGCTAAGAAACGAAGCCCACGGACGGTTCTGTTTAACACCCCTTTGCTGAACGGATAGATACACTATTTTACTCCCACTTGCGTGGCACTTCGCGGGCTATATCAAGCAGTACCCGCCAAGTACGACCCAACATGTGACGTAAGTACTCACACTTGGGCCTAGTAAACAGGCGTTTCTCACCCATACTAGCTGTCCTCTTCCAGCTTAAGTATCAGCTTTACGAAGTCATCCATGAGCATGGCGACCCCGATGATGTTGCCAACGTTTCCACCCCTAGCATGTTCAAACGTAACAAGTGGCAGCTTGTCAGTCCCTTCCGCTGCTGCTTGCGCTTGCTCAATCGCTGTTTGAAAACGTGACGACAGAACTTTACCGTACTTGTGTTCGATTGCAAACACCTCATGCTCCACATCAGGGGCAGAGCCGCGCTCTCGCCCCGTCACTGGCACACGTTCACCGCCGAGTATCGCTGCTATGCGTCGCTCGGATGCCTTCCATGTTGCTCTAGCTGTCATTAGGAATGCTCCCTGTTTCCGCGCCTGTCATCTCTGTACTTGGCAGACCAGTCATCACCGAGATCAGTCTTGGTCGCACCGACATGATAGGGTTTCTGTTCTGCGCCTTCGTCCTTGTACTCTTCCAGCACAGTGACAACCCCATTTGCTTGGTTGTCTAACTCGACAGCACGGTCGTACAGTTCTTCAGCCAAGTCTGGATCGTCAGACTCGTAGGCTTGTTGCTCAAGTTCTTCTAGGGAAGGGTCTTCTGCTGGTCGAACAGGGGCTTCTTCTCTGTCAGGTTCAGACCACTTGCCTATACCCTGCTTAAACAGGCGAGAAGAAAGCTTTTCAATCGAAACTACGGTGTACTTCCACTTCTTCAGGGTGCCTATAAAGATAGCCTTCTTTGGCCCACCGTAACCGCCCCTATCAGTGACCCTTATCAACCTCAAGTCGATCATGTGCCTGAACATTCGGGAGCGTTTCCCGTTAGACCACCCAAGCATAGGGCTATCAGCAGTGGCTACGTTCGGCGTAAACTCCCCAGCATCCCTTGCCCAATTTGCGTACTCAACAATCTCGTCCTTGGTTGAGTCCTGTACTGCCCACAAGAGATGGTGTGTAGGTCGTTCACCAACAGGTGTTACCCTCATCCCTTCGTGTGACGGTTCATTCTTTGGGGACGTAGCCCGCGCTTCCCTTGCCTTCTCTGTGTGGTCTTCAACAGAGGTTGGCTTTTCTTTCACGTTCGTTCGCAGTGAGGCAAGCTGTGCTTCTAACGCCTCTACTTTTTTGTCGGTGCTTGAAGCTGCAACCCTGCCGAATTTGTCGGAGACCTGTAGTTCTTTTACGAGTTCCCTTACTTCGGCAATCCCATCCTGAGCATGCGCTACCTTCTTAGAGACATCGTTCATAACCTGTCGCCAAGCTGAGAACCTCTGCTCATTAGTACGAACGTACTCGGCATACTCCTTGTCAAACATGTTCAACTGCTTCGGTTGCCTCTTTATCCAAGGCCAACCTACAAGCGTGCTGACTAGTTCCTTTAATGCACTCGTTGTTTTTCCAAGTGCTTCTTTCCTAGTACCCATTTCTCACTCCTTTTGTTAGTGGGGTAACAACACTCTCTCTTAAGAGAGAGAGTTGTTATCCCCCATGTCTACTTAACCAATAAGCCCCAAGTCTTTTTCCCTGCTGCATCAGTTATCTCAACGAATGTTGTTCCCTTGCCACGCGTTAGGGCCATGCTCACTGCTGATGGGGTCTCCTGTAACGTGTCAGATAGGTCTTTAACTGTTTGGGCTGCACCTGTTCTCAACTCATCTATGATGCGAGTCTTGATAGGTATTGACTTAGCCAGTGTCGCATTAAGATCAGCGATTGCCAACTTCTTAAACGACGCGGTCTCGTTCTCAATGCTCATCCGTATCCCTACTGGTTTAGATAAGCCTGAGTTATTGGATTTCTCTTGAACCATAGACAGGTCTAAGTACGCCTGCCCTAAGTCCTGTTGTTTCTCTACTCTCCACACATTCCGTGCCATGTTCTTCCAGAACTGAGAGCCGAACATCTTGCCCTCTTTGCTAACGTGGCTGATGATGAGTGAAGCTGTGCCAAACGACCGAAGCGTATTCATTAGCCGTGTGGCAGTGATGCTATCGTTAGCGTCACCGTCAAGCGAAGGTACAAGAGAGTCAACGATCACCAAGGGGCAACCCATCTCCTCTATCTTCTTGCTTATCTTCGGTTGCAAGGACACTAGCGGAGCCGTACAGCGCATGTATTCCACCGGGAAATCCCAGCGATCCATCTCGTAGCTGTAAAGCCCTCTCTGGTTGATGCCCTTAACGATCCAGTCCATTCGCGTTTTGATTTCTTGGTCGTCTGTTTCCCAATCAAGGTACAAGACGTTGCCAGTGGTGTTAGGTTTTAATCCTTCAACCACTTCAATCGACGCGGCTATTGCCATAGCTGTAGCTATGCCCATCATGGACTTACCTGTACCACCATCTCCATAGATGATGGTTGGCTTGCCTTCGGCAAGGAAGTTATCTATCAGCCAAGGGCTAACGCTCTTTTGTGCGGTGCCTTCACGTAGGTCAACGAAATCAGACGTATCTTCTTGCGCATCCCTTGCAATCCTGCAAGCTACATCAAGGATTGCCGACCAATCCTCGGCTTGCCTGTCCTTCAGCATCATCACTGCTTCCTTGCGTCTGCTCATGGACACCATGTCAAACGCAACAGGCCCAAGCAACACACCACTGTTGTAGGTGCTGACTTGTATCTGACATGCAAGACGTTCCTTCGTCTTGTATATCTGGTTGAACGCTATCGTAACCCCGTTGTCAGGCCATACAATCTCTACGTCACCGACAGGTGAGATTTTACATAGCGGGTCAGGAATCTTTCCCTCTGTAAAGTTACGCACCTTTGTCTGCTCGTAGCCTGTAGCTGACCGAACAATCCTTGCCACATCTTGCGCTGACATGGGTGGGGTACAGTTGTTAGCGAACTGTGTAACAGTTGCCTTGATTATGTCTTCGGGTACACCTCTTGACCAGAAGTATCCTGCCAACCTAATCGCAGTCTCGTCACGCTGTCCTTCGGGCGCACCGTTCGTAATCGCCTGAGCAATCCACGGTTCCATAGCGTTGCTGTTAGGCTGGCTAATCATCCCGTCGTCGGACACTACGCCCTTCTTGCTACTCAAGAATTGCTCTGGTACAACACCGAACTCCGCAAACTCACCGCCGTTATCAGCGATAACAGAGTACGCAGTGCTGTCTACCTCACTCGGAGGCGCAACCACGTAACCCTTATCGTTGCGAACGTCAACGTTCTTAAGAAACCCAGCACCTGTTTTGAACAGGTTGTTGTACTTGTAGTAGTAGTGGAAACCCTTCGGGGTTTCCACCGTGTATGTCTCTGGCAACAGGATGCCTGCATCCTGCAAGGACTTTACTCCTTCGTCACCATCCACATCAACAACTGTCATACCTGAGATCGCACCTGTGACTAGACCTATGTTGGCATCGGGCTGTTCTTTCCAGAACCCGCGCATGTCCCCCACTCCCATGCGCTTGCTCTGGTAGTCCTTCCAACTTGTAAGCAGAGGTCGTTTGTCTTGGGGCTTGAGTGGTATAACACTCATGCCCCTTGCTGCATATGCTAATGCAGCGTCAAGTAACTTAGGCATCTAGTCCTCCCACTTAAGTGTCTCTACTTGCTCACCGTCTTCGTTTACTTGAATGTCATCGGCAGCGTCACCGTAATCAACGTCACTTGATTCGTAGTCTTCAGCTTCTTCTTCGGCAACAGGAGAAGCAATCAACTCAGCGATGGTGGGCAGGGTTGCCTTGTCGATTAACCCTTGGAGGTACGACAGGTCAACGGGTTCAGAGTTAGCCAGCCGACCGATCTCATGCCGTAGCACGGCAGCGATTGGAAACTCCTTGCCTAACGTAGCCTCAAGCAGAGGTACTTGCTTGGCAAGTTCCATCAGCACGTTGACTGCTTGACCCCGACGAATAGTTTCGTCCTTGATCTCCCACTTATCCCTCTTCGTAACAGGTGTTACGTCAGGGGTAACTGCTGATTCGGGGTCTTCACCTCTGGGCTGCTGCACACTGGGTGTTGCAAGCTTGCGAATCCACTTCACATCTCTTGCCTCACCATCAGTACCGTCCCGCTTCTTGTACGTTCGGTGTACAAGGACAGCTTCAACAGCGTCGCCCTCATCGTAGCGATCACCAGTGTAATCAAGACGACCACCCCTGCCGTTGTTAGCAGTGTCATCCCACTCACCCTGCATGTTCCAGATCGCACTAGGGTCTTGGGTGTCCTCTTCAAACGTGTAACCGATACCGTACTTGTCGAACACCCTGTCGATAGTCAGTTCTTTTTTGGCGAAGGTCGTTCGCCCTTTGTCATTCATAGCCGTTACGCTGTAAGGCCATATGTCACTAACAAGTCCCATTACTTGGACTCCTTTATGCTGATGTATTTTCTGCTTGCAATGTCGCGTGCTTTACGCACTACTATAGCCACATTGCCACCCAACTTCTCAAGTTGCTTGGCTCGTAGCCCGTCTACTTTCTGGGTAATCGCCTCTTCCTTCCGTATTAATTGCCTACCTGCATCTACCTGTACCTCAGGTAAAAGTTCGTACACTTTGGATAGTTCAGTAACGTCGTACTTGGCTTGCAGCTTTATCGCTGCTGTCTGTACCACGCCATTGTTATCCACGAAGATAATCTCTTCAGCCTCTTCGCGCCCAGCAAGATAGAAAATCTCCTGCTGTATCTCAGCGTGCCGTTGAGTTATCTCCTGCTTTGCTCGTTGTAACTCAGCAAACTCCCTACATTTTTCTTGTAGTTCAGTTTGTTCCATGTTCTTCTCCTTTCTCAAAGAAGTCTTTGTTGGCACCAAGCCACGCGAACATCTCACACAATATGTTCAAGATTGCAGACAGCTTTATACGCTGTTCCATCGTTATCCTCTCTGCATTTGGTTCTATTGCGTCTTCGATGTACTCTTGTGCCCTAGCACTCATGCGCGCCATCGACAACCTGCCGATAGGCGTTCGCATTAGATACTCGATTACAGATCGAGTATCTTCATGCTCTAGTTTTGAGAGGAGTATCTCAGTCTGCTTCCAGTTGGAGTCAGACACATCCTCGTTGAATAGTTCACTCAGGTTCACCCCGTCCTTGTTGGAACCTTCAAAGGCTCTTTGAAGGTACTCAACGTAGTCGGACATCTCCCCGTCAGGTGTACTGTCTTGCATTACCTGCCCCTAAGCCATGATGTTGTCGAACAATTCGTTCAACAGATGAACGTCGTTTGTACCTGAGAAGTAGACACTCAAGTCTGCTGGGAATCCGATAGCGTGGAAACGTTTCCGGTTCTGAGCAGCTTGGTTGTACCCGTCGTACTGTGGCGGGTAGTTGGGGTGTCCAATGATTCCCAATGTTACTCCACGGTTCCGCAGTTCAGCAGCTACGGGAGCAGCATGGTAATCAGGGTCATCGTCAGTTATAAGCACCACGCTGGTATCGTTACCGTGCGCTCGCTCATATGCCCAGACCAAGGCTGAGGCAGTAGGAGTTCCACCGCCACCTTGAACACCATCAGGGATAAGTCCCGGCTTTTGTCCTGAGTACAGGGTCATTCCGTTTCGGGTACTAAACCCAAAGCTTTCCGACTGAGGCGAAAGCTTCAGCAGTTGCGCTGCTATCGACCAGCCTAACGCTTGGAATGGTCGCCCGTTCTGCCACTTTCTTCCGATAGTAGAGCCTGAGCAGTCAACAAGGATGGTCAATGTACGTGGGGCAGTCTGCCCTGTTGAATCGAACACCCTCATGTCACCGAAGCTGGCTTTCCACAGGTCGCTTGTTGGAGTCCCGATCTTGCCACGTTCAGCAGCCCCATCATCTGAGTCTGGGATACTTATTCCCATAGGTTCTGCTGGAACCTGCACACCCCATATCTGCCTAACGTGTACCTGATCCTCTACTCTACGAGCAGACTCAAACCTTTCAGGGTCAGCCTTCGCTTCAGGTTGAACGTTAATTTCCTCGGACTCCTGCTTGGCTTCATGCTTCTTGTTGCCCTCATCAATAGCTGAGTCAACAAGCTTGTCGATGTCCTTGAGTTGGCTTTGACCACCGTCATCAGGGGTACCCTTTTTCTCTGGGTCAGGCTCAGGCACAAGGTCTTCCATTTTTTCTGGCTGTTTGCACGTTTCTGGAATACCAATGTTCCCGTTCGGGTTTTTGTACAAGTCACCTGTTGGTGGCTCATCCGTAGGTGGTGGCGGTGGCTGGGTAATGTCGGGTGATTGGATCACATCTTCAAGCTTTGCTTTAAGCAGTTCCATTAACGACCGTGTGAACAGAGCCTTTGCACCATCGGGTTGCTTTTCCCTGTCAGTCAAGCCACCCATGCGAGCAGCAGCCCTAGCAGTGTAAGAGTCTCTAGCCAGAGGCCCGTACATGTTGGGGTTGTTGACCTTACCTGTTAACACAAGTTCAGCTATCTCGTCAGCGTTCTGATTGTGTGTGATCTTTTGAAGCTGCTCAACTGCTGCATCCTCGATCTTCCGATTGTCATAGTGACTTGCAGACAGCGATGCTGAACGAGCATACTCAACAGCGTTCATGAAGTCTCCGACTTCATAAGGGTTTATCATCCACTCACCATCTTTCGGCACATCACCCTTACGAATGTCTGTGACCGCAGCAGTAAGCCTGTCTGCTATAGACCTGTAATCGAGAGAGTACGCAGGGTACTTCATACGACCTGCAACAAGCAGGTTGTCCTCTTTCTTCGACCGCCCTCTCAGGTGGACACCACTTGATGTAAACTGCCCAGCTATACCCGTCGGGGCTTTGTTCCTGCCCTTAGACCCCCGCCTCACATGCATGTCTGGGTTTCCAGATGTGACTCTGAACATCTCGTCAAAGCCACCCATTGTGTAGTTAATCTTTACCATAGACGAACTCCTATACTAATCTGCGTTGTGGATGCGCAGCCCCCATGTAGTTGTTGTTAGCTGTCCTGCTGGTCGATGAAGCTTTGAAGCTGCGACATCAGATCAGTAACCGATTTCGCACCAGCAGTGGAAGGTGCCGTTACGACATCTTTGCTACCTGTTCCCTCAACTTCAGCGTCAGCTACACTGTCAGGTGCTGGCTCAGGGTCGGGGGTTGGTGCAGGTGCCGAAGCTTTTGCCTTTGCGCTAGTCCACTTAAGATCGAATGTCTCAAGGTGCGCACCGAAAGCTGTTAAGATTCCAGCAAAGTGTGGGTACTTGAACTTGAGCGTGTGAGTCAGCGCATCAACAGGTTTGATCTGCTTACGCACCATCGCATCCACGACTCTAACAAGGTCGCCTGTGTTTATAGCAGACTCTCTTGAACCACGAAGGTCAGCAACCCACTTCAGCATACGTTCCGTAAAGTCTTCGTGGTTGTGGATTACCCCAGCAGACATAGCAGTGATGACTTTCTCTTCATCTGCAATCGGCTGTTCAATCTCACAAACGTAAGAGAACCTTCGCAACAACGCAGCATCAAGTGACACGGTTGCGTAGTTCCCTGACGTTGGGTTTGCGCTTGCGACAAACCAGAAGTTCTCATCGACTGGTATCTCGTTCACGCCAGCCTCAGGGATAGACCAGTACCTGTTGGCACTATCAAGTAGCCCTAAGATTCGACCCGCTAGATCACGGGGCGCACGGGTAAGTTCCTCACCCATGAAGATGTGACCTGATCGTACTGCTTGGGTAAGCAGTCCATCTTGCCACTCAACGGAGACTCCGGTGTCTACGTTCTGAGGTCGCCACATACCTACCAAGGTATCAACGCTCATTCGTGGATAGAAGTTAACTCCTGTGAACTCACGCTTGTTAGCGTTGGCATAAGCCTTGAGAACTGTGGTCTTGCCCCATCCTGTATCCCCAACCAGTAGACACGGGTCAGGGTTGTGCTTATCTAGCGACGCAACGATGTCCTCACCGTAGCTGGATAGATACGCACCGTGCTTTTCGTACTTTTTAGTTGGCAGTTTTGCCATGTTGAACACTCCTGTAATTAGTATCGAACCAAGATTTTAAGTTTAGCTTAAACGCCTCCTTTGTAAATGCGCAGACACAATCTCTTTCGACCCAGCCATGTCGCCGGGCATCTCGTTGTGAACCCACTGAACCCACTCCTTAAGCACCGCATCATTTTCCTCATCGGCAAGTGCCATTGCGTCCATGCTGTTGGAAAGCAAGGCAGTTAGAAAACCGCCCGGCTTTATGTGTCCATCAACGTACCGCTTTAACGCAGGAACCATCCTCTGAACTGGTGCTGTCGAATAATCTATAACACGAATCAAAATTTTCTCCTTTTCTGGTTTACCCCAACCCCCCTTTTCTCTCTCTTCTCTTTTTCAAAGAGAGAGAGAAAAGGGTGGTTGGTTTGGTTTTTGTTCATCAAGGGCAAGTGCGTAGGTAAGCTGCTCCAACATCAATCGAGTTGGTTTATGTTCTTCAATAGCAGTTGCCTTCGCAGTTAACACACGTTGGTCACACACTCTGCAACGTGCCTTCCCGATAGAGTTCCTGTTAGTGTATTCGTACCCAGCCCTGCCCGAACCTTCACATTTAGTGAGCATCTTTTTCATTCTCTTCTTGTGAACAGGGTCGGCAGGGTCTAGGTTTATCTCCACGCGAGATACACTATTGCCAACTGTGACTATTGGCATGGATATATTTGCAGGTATGTCACGCCAGCCACAGTTGAGACAGAACTCATCTCCGTACTGGTCAGCGACCCACCCGCTACACTTAGGGCACTTCATTAAAACTCACACTCACAGTTGCACTCACCATGTAAGCAGCCTCTAGTGTCTTCGCACATCCCCTCATCATCCTCGCAAGGAAGGTTGTTGCAGAGACACAAATCGTCCTGTTCACAGTTGCCCTCGCAGTCACAGCTAATCTCGCCACCGAAGTAGCCTTTGATCTCCTTGTACGCAGCCCTGTTGGGAGTCCCAACACGTAAGCTGTACTTCTGGTCGCCCACCTTGCCGTAACTCAGCGGGTCAACCTCATCACTGTCGATCAACTCAAGTGCATCGGCAAGTGAACCTGCCTTTACCTCAAACGTTTCCGACCAACCTGTTTCCACTACGATTTCCCAAGTTCTATTGCTTCCCATTAATGGAATCCTCCTTCTAGTGACCAGTACAACCTCTTCCATGCGAAGAAGCCTGTCTGCCACTGGTGTTCATGCTCTTGCTCGCTCCACGCGAGTGCGTAGGTCACTCGACCGTCGAACATGTTACCGTACTCGATAATGTGAGTAACAGGTGGGTCACTTTCCCCACCTACTTCGTACACCCCCTCGTTGCTAGTGATCTGATCGACGATAGCCTTATCGTTTATGCTTGCCATATTAGGGTCTTTTCCCATCTAAATGGTGTTCACATATCGGCATTGTTGCCGACAGGCGTTCACCTAGTAGTGTGATGGTGCGAGTTACCCATGTATCTGCATCATTGAAACAGCTAGTGATTGAACACATTACTATCGACTCTTCTTAGGCTTGCGAGTCATGCCCCAGCCACGCCCACCTTGATTGCGTTTGTTCTTCCAATACGCACGGTCATGTGGGTGGGAGCAGACGATGATTGCTCTAGGCACTTGAAATGCCCTTACTCGTTTACACATTAGCTTCTCTCCTCGATTGTGTCTCCAAAACTATCCATGTCGATCAAGTCGCCCTGATCGTTGCGTTGGTATCGCTCCTCATGGTTGCCATCGCACCAAACTTCACAAGTGTTTACAATCGAGTCAAACAGTTCATCTGGGAACGGGAACAACGCCTGCATCAGTCGCATGTCCTCGATGTTTGACCCTTCTCGATGGGGTTCAGGGACAGCATCAAGTGCCTTGATGCCGTGGTAGAGTGCCTGTGCGATTATGTACAGACCTCTTGTGGTACCCATCATTTCCAGTGCGTCGTAATACTCTTGCGACTGACCTTCGTTCATGGGTATATATTTATTCGTCATCTAGTACGTCCTTGTCGTCAATCACATCTGTTACGTGTACAAATGTGCCTATGTGTTGGCTTGCGACCCAATGCTCGCTGCCTGTTTCATCGGTTTCCCACTCGATGTTCTCTGGTATTTGGGGCTGCATTACAGGTTGATCGACTTAGGTGGCTCAACCAAGCCATGCTGTCGTTCTGCTCGCTTTATAGCAGCACGTTCTTTGCGTTCATGTTTGGCTACTCTCTCAAGTACCTCACATACATCGCACAGGAACCTGCCGTGCCTGTCACGACCTGTTCCAACGTGACTGGCAGTCTCACCTATTTGGCTTATGCCCCAGTGCTTATCACACAATTTATCTAACATGTGAACTCCTTCACACTTGTTATGTATACGGGTAACAGGTGTTACTCGCTGAAAAGTAGTGTTACGTTAAGTAAACGTCACACCGTCACACTATCCGCAACACCGCAACACATACGAGAACGCCCAGTTGTAATGGAACGTTTTCGTGTGTTTAGCTTGGTGGAGGCGGTGGGAATCGAACCCACGTACTGCAACTTCCGCAAGCGGTTCTAGTTACAGGCTAAACCCTTCGCCCCCACTTGTGACTACTTGCTTTCAGCAGCCACGAACGCCTTGACAGCCTTGGCTACGCGAGTAGCTGGCTTGCCTTTGAAGCCGTTGACCTTACGTGAGATACCCACATAAGCAACTTGCAACTGTTCAGCGTTCTTGTGCTTACCTAGTTGCTCCTCAAGCTTGTGCTTGGGCTGCCCGTCCACCTTGATGTCGAGCAATGTCGCTAGGATAAGTCGCTTCTCAAATCGAGATGCCATAATGCACTCCTTTTGTGCTTGTTATCGAACCAAAAATCAAACCGAAATCTTCTCCCCCCTTCCCTTTTCTCTCTTCTTCTCTTTTTCAAAGAGAAGAGAGAAAAGGGTAAGGGGTAATAACCAAAATCATTCCTCTCGCGCATCACCCCCTTCGCACTTGAGATCAGCGTCAAGAGTCCCACTGAACCCCACTGAAACAATCTCCTTGACATTGCAAGCACTCGTTAGATCGTGGGTTAGTTGGTACATACCGTTGTGCCACAGTTCGGGCTTGTAGTCGTAGCACTTTACTCGTACGTCTACCCCAGACTGCACAAGTGCGTCAATTAGGTTTTCCATCCGAGTGTATGGCGTTGGTATGGTAGTCATTTTCATCATGTACTCCTATTGGAACACTGCCTTGTTGGTAGCTGGGTTGTACTCGTCCTCAGGTTCGCAGTCCCAGCAGCGACCACAACCAGAGTCGAAAACCAAGTCGTAAACTCGGTCACTGATTTCCAAATACAACTGGCTGCCCCCACCACAGTCCATGTCCGTCATCACGTTCCCGCTACCATCTGGCTCAAGCCTATCGTTCAACTCGCGTTTGGCGATGTCGCTCCACACTTGAAAAGCATCTCGCAAACTTGTGCCGTAGTAGCGGTGCTTGCCTACTTCATCTACAACTGTATACATACGTGTCCTCCTATATGCGCTTGAATGTCTTGCCCGATGGCTCGTATATGTTCCCCGACGTGTACACGTCGTTGAATTGACTGTCACGATGTCGATACCAGTGTACGCGCTTGGGTGTGTACTCCTGTTCCCACGCTACAAGTTCCCGAAGGTGCGCGTGTAGGTTCGCGTACTCGCCTTCCCACCTTGCTCGATTGCGAACAATGCGGTACTCTTGCGCTTGCTTAGTGCGTTCTGGGTTAGGCACACATGCAAGAACTTTCTCGCCATGTAGCCCCCAAGTCCAGAATCCGCACTCGTCAACACACGTTATGCGTTCGGTGTACCCGTCCTCGCACATACCGCAGAGAAAATCTGCCCCCCACGAGTTGCCAGTGTATTGCCCGTGTACGCAATACCAGTCGGGATTGTTCGCGTCGTCGTAACGCGGGTCGAGTCCTGTGTTAGTCATACCCACTCCTATGCTAGTTTGTGACCTGCCATCATCAGCACTTGGGCGGTCACTCCCAAGTGAACGCCTCTCGGCGTTTCGGCTAGTTGGTTATACAAGCCCCAATCGTACGAGTGGGGATACCTGCCCGTGTTGGCAAGTACCGTCTGGTTCAACTTCGCAACCGTCCTCAGTTGCGACCACTCCTGTGTCGAACCCGTCAGGGTCGAGTACGAACGTGGACTCCTTTCCGACTAGTTGCCCAGTGAGTGCGAGTTCAAACTCGCGCTCCTGTTGCCAAAGTAGGTGTAAAGCTAGTGTTTCGCTGTTCATAATTGCGTACTCCTATGACTGTGTGCAAGCAACTTGCTCGCACTGTGTTTGACCAGTGACAATCTTGCGATTCTCACTTGCGTCGTCTGGGTGCCCGAACAAGGCAACTTGCCTGATCTTGGCACCACTGAAATGCTTCGCATTTCGGTGAAATCCCCACCACACTCGTAACCACCCGTACTTGCGTAAGAATTTCCGAATATCGGCAACTTCCAAAGTTGTCAATACGCCTGAGTAGGCAGGTTCCAAGTGCGTTCCAATCGTGTCGGATTTATACAACGTAGTTGTACCCATAACTCACTCCTGTTGACGCTAAAGCGTCTGCTAGTTGTGACCAATCTCGTCAGTGCGGGTAGGTCAGTTCCCACAGACGGCAACTTCGTTGCCGTTTCGACTACTTGCTAGCTTGTGCAAGTGTGCCGATCCACTTGCAAGCGCAGCACTGCAACTTGCCAGTACGCTTGCCTAAGTGCAAGACTCGCCAACTTGATCGGGCACAAGTTGGGCATACTAAGTGGATTTTGAAGTAGTTCATTACGCACTCCTAGCTACTTGGGTGGGTGGGTGGGCAAGTGCCCACCCACGGTTGGGGCGACTTGCCAGCTTTAGCTGGCAAATGCAGCGGTGAGGGCTGCCATGGCTTTAGCCATGGTCTCGACAGAATCTTCGATTCTGACGATGCGAGCCTCAAGGCTTCCAGCCTCGGCAGCTTTAGCTGCCTTGGCTGCCTTGGCTGCTTTAGCAGCCTTCTTCTTGCCCACTGGCTTGGAGCTTCGCTCCAACTTGTCGATTCTGGCTTGTCTGGCAGTGCCCTTTAGGGCATTGCCATTCCTGTCCAGCAGGAGGGAATCGGAGATTCCCTCTGCTGGCATCATGGCAGGGTCTAAAGACCCTGACGTGACTTTGACCTTCCCAGCTTTGCTGGGAATGCGACCATCGGACGATGCTAAAGCATCGACGATTCGTCTTCGAAGAAGACGGGTTCCGAGACCTTTGGTCTCACCTTTGGTGAGACCAGCCTTCATAGCCACTGCTATAAGCAGTGGACGTCGAATCTTTCTCGACATAAGTCGAGAAGGACTCATGGCTTCAGCTTCGCTGGGGGTAAGTCGTAGACTTCGCATTTCGGACTCCTGTTCGCTCGCCTTGGGTATGTAGGCAGGACGCTGTGGCGAGCGGTGCAGCGACCTCCAAAAACCCTATCAGCCGACCTGTCGATTTTCCCCGACGGCGTTGCCACTGCGTGTTTTGCTTCGCAAAACGCCCACGGTGGTGCGCGTCGTCCCGTGGGCGCGAGGCAGCCAAAGTGCCAAAAACTCCTCCCCTCTCTCACACGGGGCGAAGCCCTTGCGCACGGAGAGAGCGTCAAATCCAGTTTTTGAAATTAGCCTAGCTTTAGCTAGAGGGTCAATCACAGCAGTGAGTTGGAATCTGTCACTTGTGACAGCCCTTCTCGCGTACGAGGCTCCAAGCTACGCTTGGGCTGACCCAAAAGTGCCTAGACCCCTCACTTGCTTTGCAAGTGGGGGAGGCTGCAAGTTCGGCTCAGTGAGTGCGTAGACGCGTACGCTGAGGGGCTGACTGACTCATGCATCCGACCCATGGGAGGTGGGGAGTGATTGGGGTGTGGGAAGGTAATGATGGTAATAGGTGGGGGTATGGTGTTGTAGTTGTAGTTATAGTTGTAGTAGGTACCCCCTTGACAGCTTATTTTCTGGCTGGAGTCCCTTCCTTCTACAATGCCCCACTAACCCTCTCTGGTGGGTTTAACTAACAACCCCTAAGAGGTTGTTAGTTGAACTCTCACCTAACCCCCCCTATAGTCCCCCCCTTCCCTCTCTCTTTTCACCATTAACGCGTGTTATAACTGTTATTGCCATCCCATTGTCGTATCCGGGGCCTGCTTTCTCCTCCGGGGCCTCGTTAGGGTTACAATCGCTGGTAACGGGTACGCGTTATTAGTTATTAGGGTTTGGCGGGCCAAGCCCTTGGTATGGAATCGCCTCCAGTATCAAGGGCTTGCGCTTTTAGGAGGCGATTTGTTACTTACAGAAGACCGGAATACTATTCTTGAGGCTGCCGGGTTCAGTACATGGCGGGAACAGGAACAGATTCTTGACCACAAGGCTAGGATTAAGCTTGTTGCTGGCGGGGAGCGTGCGGGTAAAAGCTTTTTAGGTGCGCTTTCGATCATCAACCACCTTGATGAGTACGAGAATGGCGACATCGTGTGGCTTGTAGCCCGTGACTACGAGAGAACCCGTGCAGAATGGAACTATCTGACCGATATTCTTGGCAGATTGGGCTTTCTGGTCAAGCAAACCAAGCGAATCGACCCCGGAGAGATGTCTGTTGCCTGTGGTACGCAGGAAGACCCCGGTATTTTTACCATCAAGACGAAATCTGCCAATGATTACCGTAGTCTTGCGATGGAAGCACCGCGAATGGTGGTAGCTTGCGAGGCATCTCAGATTGACTACGAAAGTTTCCTTAGGCTTAGAGGCAGAATTGCTGAGAAGCGTGGGTATCTGTTCTTGGAAGGTACATTTGAGATGTCATTGGGCTGGTATCCGTCCCAATGGGAGGCTTGGCAGTACTTTAATCCTGACGATGACGCTATTTCCTTCTCATTACCCTCTTGGACTAACCAAGCGGTCTACCCTGATGGCAGGGAAGACGATGAGATACTGGCATTGGAGCGATTGCACTCCGAAGACTGGTTTAATGAACGTGTAGCGGGCAAGCCTGCGCCCCCGAAGGGACTTGTACACAACATGTTTGATGTTCAGTCACATATATCGGACAGGGCAGAATATATTAAGGGTGAGCCAGTTCATTTATGGGTAGACCCCGGCTACTCACAGGTAACAAAGTCGGCCTATGCTGTTGAGGCTGTACAAATTATTGGGGAACAGGTTAGGGTTATCGACGAAATCTTTGAACGCGAGAAGATTACTGAAGAGATCATAGAGATTTGCCAGATGCGCCCGTGGTGGCCCGATGTTCAACACGGAGTAATCGATGTTGCAGCCCATAACATAGGGGAATCCCGCCCCGTAGATACTTGGCTTGAAAAGGCCAGCCTGTATATGCAATCAGAGAGAGTCGGGATACTTGATGGTGTTGAAAGGTTCAACACATTCTTAAAAGAAAACCCAGTTACAAAGCAGCCGAATATAATTTTCAACCCCAAGGTAAAGGGTGTAATCTCTGAATTAGGCGGGTGTGCGAACCCGTTCGACGAGCAGATTCATGTTTATACTTGG